AACAACCATTATGTTTTCTATAAGTTGATCTTGAAAAAAAAGAACAACAACCATTATGTTTTCTATAAGTTGATCTTGAAAAAAAAGAACAACAACCATTATGTTTTCTATAAGTTGATCTTGGAAAAAAAAAGAACAACAACCATTATGTTTTCTATAAGTTGATCTTGGAAAAAAAAAGAACAACAACCATTATGTTTTCTATAAGTTGATCTTGGAAAAAAAAAGAAAAACACCCATTATGTTTTTTTTGTAAAGTTGATCTTGTAGAAACAAATCACTGAACAACTATTCTTCTTCTTCAACTTGATGTTGGAGAAAAAAGAACAACAACCATTATGTTTTCTATAAGTTGATCTTGGAAAAAAAAGAATAACACCCATTATGTTTTCTGTAAAGTTGATCTTGGAAAAAAAAGAACAACAACCATTATGTTTTCTGTAAAGTTGATCTTGGAAAAAAAACAACAACCATTATGTTTTCTGTAAAGTTGATGTTGGAAAAAAAAAGAACAACAACCATTATGTTTTCTGTAAAGTTGATGTTGGAAAAAAAAGAACAACAACCATTATGTTTTTCTTCAACTTGATCTTGGAAAAAAAGAACAACCATTATGTTTTTCTTCAACTTGATGTTGGAAAAAACAACAACTGTTACTTTCATGAAGTTCATCTTGCAGAAACAAATCACCGAACAACTTACTTTTTTCATAAACTTGATATTGAAGAAACAGATTACAGACTACTTGATAACTTATACATTTGATAACGTATAAGTTGTATTGTTTAACGTATTCTTGTTATTAGAGTGATTCTATCACCGGGACTGATGTTATTTTCAGATAGGGTACCTGTATATAATTCTCCGACACCATAAACAACTAACTTTTGTATATCTACAGGTATTGTTGTTTCTATAGATAAGATTTTCTTTAAATTATCTATAGTTAGATTTGGATCATAATTTACAGCTAATGTTTCTTCTGTATTCAAATTATGGATAAAAATAAAATTTTCTGGCACTTCCTCCGTTACTTCCATCATTTCTATTTCATTTACTTCATTCTCTGGCACTTCCTCCGTTACTTCCATCATTTCTACCTCAACAACTTCAGGAGCCAAATAATCCAAAAGAAAGTTATTCAAATAAAGATGTAACTCTGTGGCGGAAGGTCTTGCTCCATAATCATATACCAACATACTATTTATGACTTGATTAATTACAGAATCTAATACTGGTTCTCCAGAACTAAAATTTACTGGAATGATATCTTCTTGAGAAGATATATTTTTTGGGGATTGAACGTTTTGAAATCCATCAAGTAACGCATGAAATACTTGAGCTAGTCCCCATATATCGTTGGCTTGATAAAATTGAAGTTGATCATTTTCTGCTAAAGGTGGCAACATTCCATGTATGTGTAATTTAGCATATTGTGGTGCCATATACTCATAAGACCCAGCAGGAGAATAGACTTTGACATGCATGAGTTGGGGTAGCTTTTTCTTTTCCAATGTACTAGTGCAAGCTAAACCTGGGTCGCCAAGCTTAAAAACTACCTCATCTTTAATATTTTCAGGATTATTAAAATATGAATTGGTTGGATTTACATCTTCAGGAACTAAATATAGAATGTTAGGTGGTTTAATATCAGAATGAGACATACCAGATTCATGAATATAGCGTAATCCTTCCAATGTTTGCCTCATAAAAAGCAAAATAGATAGGGGATCTGTCATATGATAAGTAGGAGATTTGATATTTCCATCAGAGTCTATCCAACCTGTAAATTTTGTTAAATCTCCAGACATCAATTCAGTAATTATATAATAGCTACCTGTTTTTTCCATCTTTCCATAAGCATACATACAAACTACATGTTTTCTACATGATGGATAAATACCTAGAATATTATAAGCATTAACTTCTTGCTTAAAGTCAAAAATTCCATGAGGTGTAGGGCTAAAAACTTTCATTGCCATTTGCATTCCTGATTCCAATTCCTTCACCTGATATACCTTCCCAAAAGCACCTGAACCCAATTCCCTCAATATTTGATATCCATCAATAATCATACCTGCCATTTTTTTATAAAAGATAAAAAGTGTTACTTGGAAACTTTTATGGTATAAAGTGTAACCAAGAGTTACATTTTATTTAAATTTCTGATATAGTTGGATTTAATAGGGAATTATTTTATACTTTAAACCATTTTATATGTATATATGTATGTTAGAATTTTACACTTTATTAGAGATTATTTCTTCCAAGAGCGGAAATAACTCGTTGGAAAGAAAAAGTTGAAGTTTGGGATACAAAACGTTTTCCCAATAACGTTTGTTAAATAGAATCCGTTCACAATATACCTCTTCATCATCTGTAGCGTAAACAATATAATCACACCATTTTTTATCTAGAATAGCCATTCCTCCTTGCATTTGATCATAATGGGTGGTCCAGATATGACTTCGAAAGAATTGTGTTTTAGGTATCCATCCAGTTTTTCTGAGGAGTAGATGTTCCTTAAGTGGTCTATACATTCTTTTTGGACATTTTATCTCAATGATTCCTTCAGTACCTTTTACAATACCATCTACTGAGGCTCCTAAATGAAAGTTCCATTTTGGAACAACTAGACCTACTTCTTCTACTTCTACGCCATGACTTATTTCATACCAATTCCTGGCATTTGGTTCTTGCATAGTTCCATGATTCATCCTTTCCTGAGACGCTTTGTCAAAATATACCTCTTTTAACCCAGCTATTTGCTGAGCTAATTCGGTAGGAGTAGAAAAAGAAGAAGGTGCATGACCGGCAACAACTCCAAATTTTGATCCAGTGATTCTGGTGGATACACATAAGTCCTTAATGGAAAGGAGAGTAGGTTCATTTTGTTTCAAAAAATAAATGGGTATATTCCCTTTTCGTGATTCTAACCAACCTTTTGTTCCTTGTGGTTGCAAATTAATCCACATCTTTTCTTTTGAAATCCATTCTCCTGTTGGGAATAAAACAGATAAATGATGAGGTTGAGGGTTGAACGGGAAATGTTTTATGATATTGATTGATTTATCCTTCATTAATATAACCGATCACTTCTACTTTTATATTTTTTGTTACTACGATGGTATTTTCCTCTTCTGTTTTTTATCTTTTCTTTTCTTTTTTCTGTTCTTCTTCCTTGCTTGTCCAACAAATCACATATTTTATCTTTGAAATCATCCAATTTTTCATTGAAGAGAATATCAATTCTGTATCTCATCTCTTCTTCTTTGCGCTCGAATTCTCTCGCTAATTCGTTCTGAAATCTAGACATCGTTTCATCAATTTGAGATTTTGTCGTTTCAATTGCCATATCCACACTATTTGTTATTTTTTGATCAACATTGTTCAATTTATCTTGTGTATATAGCATTTGTCTTTGAAAATCCGATAAGTCTGAAATAGTTAATTTACAATATCCGGCAACGGTATCTAGGATGGCTGGTTCAAAATCAAGTTTGGGTCCTTCATCAAACATTGGCCCCCACTCATTACAAAAAGTAAGTATTTGTTCAAACAAAATTCTATATCCAGAGATCGTAGTATGAGTTGCAATGGCTGTAGCTGGATAAGACATATATTTAAACATATTACAGTTCATAGCGTTTTCATTCACACTATAATAAGGAAGGGTGAAATGAAAAGGTAGATTTCTATAAATAGCGTCTTCCAATAAGAATTTCAACCCCGACAAATAACTAACAATGCCTATTACAAAAGCGTCTATTCCTAGTTGAGCTGCACTACCTTTTGGTGTGCTAATTCCTGATTCCCCTGTTGTGTCTGAAAGAAAGGGCAATACATGGTCACTTGTATCATCCTCATTGTAAAAGGAAAGATATTGGGAAATTTTATCTACCAAGGTTCCTTCCTTGAGAGTTTCAGAGTTTAAAAATAGAGCTATATTCTGGAGTTCTGAGTTTAATGTAACGCTATATCTTTGGTTACCATCATTAAAAATAGCTCTTGCAGATTTAATGTCTTGTCCATCTTCGGAGGACTCAATAAAAAGAACTATATATGCCATGTATGGTGATGCAACGCTACTTTCAATATTTTGTGGATCTTGTAGTTTAGAAAAATCTAATAGTCCATAACCTCTGAGTGAATCTGAACTTATATAAACGACGGATCTGACGGTCTCCATTTGTCAAAATATAAGAAATATTTTTATGCATAAACGTTAAATATATAAAAATGATTTATATTTACATAATTTATGAAAACCTAAATGACTGAAGAATGGTGTGCTTGTTTTTATGATAATCCTTTTGATTGTGTGTGTGGATTCAAAACACCAAAGGAAGCAGATAAGTATAGTGAAGGGAAAGGGCGCTGTATCCTTACACCAGTTTGTTCTTGGATGCCACGATATTTTCAAAGACAACAGCTTCGATTACGATTATCAAAACAAACAAAGATACGTAATCCTGTAGATATATAGAGACAACCTTTGATGAACGCGTTTAAAATATTGTTATTAATATATTAATAACAATCCAACTTTTTATTTTACAAAAAAATGAAATAAAAAAAATCTTCTATCGCAAGTAAACTTTATTGTTATTCTTAAAATGTCAACTCAAACTCGAACAAAAATTCCTCGTGGTCGTGGTAAGAAAACTCGTGTTACTCCACGTCCAACAGGTAGAACGCGTAGAGTGAGAGGACGAGGGCGCGGTAAACCTAGACCTATTAATAGAAGAAGAGTAGGAGATATAAGGACTATTCCCTCACCAGGAGAAAGGAATCCTTCCAATTCTTGGAGAGATTCAATAAATGATCGTTCTTTTAATCAAGGTGAAAGAGCTGGTCCGATTAGAATTGTTGAGCCAGGACAAAAAAGCAAAGGAAAGGAACCTTTGTCTTATCCTTATCGCAGGGATGAAGAAGAAAGACGAAGAGGCGAAGATGCTTCTAGTGCTTTTGGTGTTCCAATGATAAGTTCAGAAGTTACTCCTCCTGAGATGGATGAATTTGAACCTATTTCCCTCAAGATATCTTTGTTTTCTTTTAAGGAAATGCAGAGATTATCAGTTAGAGAGATTACAGTTTCCAAAGGAGATGGGGATCATTCTGTAAATGATCCTCGTCTTGGTCCTTATGATCCTTTATCTCCTTGTGTAGAATGTCAAGAGAAAGACTGTCCCGGTCATTATGGCATTATCAAGTTTCCAGAGAAATATCCTGTTCCCAATCCAATTCTTTTAGTATATATCAGTCGTGTTCTTAGCTGTGTTTGCAATGATTGTTCTGATCTTTTGGTTCCAAAAGAAACTTTGGAGGCAAAAGGCATTATGAATCTCAAAGGTATTGATAGATTCAATGAGGTTACAAACATTTGTCAAAAAGTTATATGTCCTCGGAGAAAGAAAAGTACAAAGGAATTGGCAGAGGGTGAAGAACCAGAAGAGGAGGAAATAGAAGAAGGACCATTAAAAGTATGTAGTTCCAATCCAGAGTTCTTTCCTGGTCATTCCAAGACCAATGGATGGATTGCTTATAAAAAGTCTAAGAAAGAAAAGGATGTGAATATGATGGATCCATATAAAGTTTTCCATATTTTGAACCGCATTAGTGATGAAAATGCCAGACTTATGGGGTTTACTCCTCCTGAGACTCATCCTAGAGATATGGTTCTTAGAGGACTTTTAGTGATACCAACTAGTGCCAGACCTCCATTTGTTCAAGGAGCTACTGTTGTTTGTGATCAACTCACAAATATATACAACAAAATAGTTCGTCTGAATGAATCTTTAAAAATGAAGATCAAGAGTTCTGATGAAACAGAGGGTGGAAAGTGCGAATGTTATAAAGATCTTATTGCTGCTATTAGGGAGTTGATGATTGGTAACAATTCCAAAAAATACCAAAATAGACCTATGATGGATTTAGGTAAAAGACTTCAAGGCAAGAATGGACTTTTCCGTCGTCTTTTGATGGGGAAAAGAACTGACTATTGTACTCGTACTGTTTTGGGTCCAGATGCTGACCTCAAATTTGGTCAAATTCGTATTCCTCAATATATTGCAGAACGACTCACCAAGAAAGTGCGTGTTTTTCTTTACAACAAAAAGGCAATTGAGGAAATGATTCGTCAAAATAAGGTTTTATATATTACAGATCCCAAAACTGGGGTGACCAAAAGAGTTCAACCAGGAAGAAAATATCCAATTCGCATAGGGAACATAATAGAACGAAAACTACAAAATGGAGATAGGATCATGTTTAATCGGCAACCTACTCTTCATAAATACAGTTTAATGTCTTATGAGGTTGTAATTGGTAAACAATCCACTATTGGATTGCATATTTCAGTGACTGTTCCCCATAATGCTGATTTTGATGGGGATGAAGGAAATTTGTGGGGTTTACTTGATTTAATGGCAGTGGCAGAAGAGAAATTTATCACTGATGTAAAGCAATGTCTTATTTCTTCTCAGACCAATCAAGCTATTATTGGTTTGATTATGGATACTATTACTGGTCTTTACATTCTCACTTCCAAAGATATCATTTTCACAGAAGAGCAATTCAATTCGTTTTTGGGAGTTTTGACAAAAACAGAGCAATTAGCTACTCTTTCTCAACGAGCCAAGAAACACGGAATTCACCCTCGATCTGGAAAGGCTCTTTTCAGTGCCTTGTTACCAAAGGATTTCTATTATAAAATAGGTAAAGTAGAAATTGTTGAGGGTATATTGGTTCATGGTGCTGTCACTAAAAGTCAGATGGGTCCTACACATCGTTCCATTGTACAGGAACTATGGAAAGATATAAGATATGGCCCATCAAGGGCAGCCGATTTTCTAACAGATGCACCATATTTGGCAACTGCCTTCTTGGATGAGTATGGTTTTAGTATTGGTATTACGGATTGTGCTCCCGAATCTAAGAAACTCAAAGATAAAATTGCAGCTGAAATTGCCAAAGCTAGAGCCGAATACAATGCGCTTGTTGGAACAGAACCTCAATCTAAAGCCGAAAAAGATTATAAAGAGCAACAAATAGTCGCTGTTCTTTCTGAAATGCAAGGTATGGGGTTGAAAATTGCTCAAGAAGAATTTTCTGAAGATAATGCTGTAAGAATTATGGCCAAGAAAATAGGAGGAGGTGCAAAAGGTGATCCAAGTAATGTCACACAGATTGAAGCTCTTTTAGGACAACAATTTATCTTTGGCAAACGTCCAGATAATCAAATTACTGGGAAGAAAAGAACACTTTGCACCTTTGAGCCTGGTTCAAAATCGTTGGAATCTCAAGGTTGTGTACTTCATTCTTTCTCTGAAGGACTAACAATGACAGAATTCTTTTTCCATGCCATGGCTTCCAGACAAGGTTTAATGGATACTGCTGTTAAGACTTCTGAAATTGGTTCTATTCATCACAAAATGGTCAAAGCAGTGGAAGGTGTTACTGTAGCCTATGATGGTAGTGTTCGAAACCATTTTGGGACCATTATTCAATTTACGTATGGTAATGATGGATTTGACGCTTCCGAATTAGTAAGTGTTCCAACTAATGGGACGCAAAATTTAGCCACATTTATAGATTTAAAGATGACCGCAGCCCAATTGAATGTTGCTCGTGGGTGGGCCCCAAGAGAAACATCAACACGAATTTTGCAGCAAAGAAGAAAATTACTACGTACCCTATATAATGAAAGAGGAGGGTAAATAAACAAAGTTATTATTATTACTTATAATAATAACAAACGAATATATAGAATTTTTGTTTTTCTCTGATAAAGAAAAATGGCAAAGATGGTATGTCCGGAATCAAAAACTTCAGGGTGGGTATGGTTTACATTGGCAGTAGCCGTTATTGCACTCATTCTGGTTGTAATTATATGGATATTTTATTTTGTTGAAAGAGAAAGCTTTTTAAGAGTGTTTGATCCTGTGTGGGACATATCCACTGTGGATGCATCAAATAAAACTATTGCAGGTGAAAATTTTACTTTATATAATATCACTGGGAATGTAGGAGTTGCTCAAGGAGATTTTATAACACTCAATCAACCATCAGGTGGATCAAAACCAGGTCAATGGTTCATAGTGACTAACCTAAATGATAAATCAGTGACAGTTCAAGCAGGTAGCGGTGTTACCTTTCAATCATTCCCAACACAAGTATTTACTCCACCTATTATAAAGAACGAAGAATCAACACCCTCAGTGATACTCAAGAGGAATACTGCTTTATTACCTGGCAAGACAAGCTGGATTATCAGTTGGCAAGATCAACAAGGAACAGCTATCAATCTGGTCCCAGGTGGTATTACTCAGAGTTAAATATTATACAGTAAGATTTATAAATTCGTATATCATATACGAATTTATGTAGAAGAAACGTTTTTGGCGAAATAGGAAGCAGTGCAAGAATCAGAACATAACGGAATAAAATCTTTTCTTGGTTCATATGGAATGGTGAATGACTTAGAACACCATTGACACTTATACTTTTTGCTAATAAACAAATTGTTAAACCATGTAATTATAGCAGACATTTTTTATTAAACGAAATGAGAAATAAAAAATGGGTTTATAAATGGAAGTTGAACGGTCAAGAGAAGAACCTGTTTGGTGCTCTCAAAGGGGCATTCTTGTTCCTGGAAAGGAAGATTTTCTATTTAGACTTGATGAAAACGAAATCAAAACACTCAAAGAAATTCTTTGGATAGAATCAAGCTCTCGTAGAAAAGCTTTTCTACAGCTTATGGAACCTATTAAGGGCGGAAAAGGTAGGAATTTGGATTTTGTAAGCAATTTCGCTTCTTATTTCAATGTAGATATAGATTGTATATGTAAAGACCTTCTACATCAATCAGAATCTGAAAGGGCAGATTTTGTATTTAAAATTGGTAAATTGTTAGCAGCTGGAAAAGTTGGTGAAGCATTTTTACTTCAATATGACGGGTCTTATCTGATTTTAAAGAATATTAAAGGAGTCATACCGAGAGAATATCTCAGTTTGCGTGTTTTGAGTGTTCCTGAAGATATCAAAGCACTTAAAATAATGAACCCTGGGATTGAGAAAAATTCTTGGATCAAAAAACAAACAGGTAGATCTAAACTTATTGCTGTTGGTGGAGATAATTTTTCCAATCAAACTTGTTTACATATGATATTAAACACTATTTTAAAAAATAGTCCCAACTATGTATATCAGTATGATGCTTTTTATTGCAAAGATGGTGGATATAATGTTACAGAATTTGCAACTCAGGGCGATTTAAGTGGATATTTGGATAACTTGATAAAACCAATCACAGAAGAATTCTTACAAGACTTGTTTAAGCAAGTCCTCACACCTTTATCTATTCTAAAATCGGACCTTTTCTCCTTTGTTCATGCAGATCTAAAAGCCCGTAATGTATTTGTGACCTTAGATGATGTAGGTAAACCCATTTATCAGATTGCAGATTTCGATAAAAGCTCTATATTTTGGAAAGGATTGCGGTTCTATAATATGACTGGAGAATATAGATTGTCCAACATCCCTTTTTATACTAATGTTATTAACAAAGAAAGATATTATATAATCGATAATACACAAATAAGATCAGGACTTCCCATTCAAGTTTATACTATGCATAACCCTTATGGGTTTTATCTTTCTTATGATCTATATACATTTTTCTATTCTTTGATGATGGAACCTGTTGTATGGCAATATATTTGGTATGTATATAATAATGACATCGATAGTAAGATACTTTCTGCTTGGAAAATGATGTGGCACCCAGATCAATATGAAAATATCATGGCACAAATCCATAATATTCACCTTAAATTAAGAGAATTTCCTGTTGAATCAAAAGAGTATAAACAAAAATTAATCTCCATGCGAAGTATTCGAACAATAAGCAATACTTTCTATAATTTTGGATACAAACTAAAGGTCGATCTTCAACCTTTTTATCAAGTTTTTGGTTTGAGAATCAGGGGAGTTAAACAAGCACTTACTAACAGAACAATAGAAATATCCAAAGATGGACATGTATGTATCGAAGCATGTAGAAAATCCAAAGGATTCAGAGGAGGAAATAAATGTAAAACAAACAAATTTTCTAAAAAAGGAATTGTTTATGATTGGGATTGGTGCGATCTCTCCACTTAAGATATGTATCGTAGTTCATCCACCGGGAACGGAGGAGATTCACCAATCAAAGTCAGATAACGATAGGCAGTGGCCGCCAACCAATTGGATGTTAATCGGATACAAGATGCAATATTCCCTGTTTCGTCTCCCCTTTTAACTATCCTAATTCTATCAGAAACTGTGTATCCATCTCTTTCTGAATAAGAAGGATTGAATTCACCTTGATAACGAAGTAAAGGAAGATCCATAATTAAATTTCCAATCTCTTCAAGATTGGAGCATAAATTCTCAAATCGTTGAATACTTTCAGTGACTTTCAAATCTACTGAAAGTTGATCATCTACTGGAGCCTCTCGTATAGGAAATGGATGTCCTTCCCCTTTCCATCCTCTCATGTACATAGATAAATGAAGAAGCTCCCTAATTGTTTGATGAATTTCTTCTTTTATCTCATTCGAAGCAGATTGAAAAGATTGATAAAATCTTTTAGCTTTAGAAAGAGTCTCGTCAGATAAAAATTCTACCTCTTCTATAACTTCCAAAAGTTCTCTTTTTAAATGTTGTGATGTTTCTGTGCCAGATATCGTATCACTAGCAATAGATTTCAACTTTTTAATAATTTGTGGACTAAATGTAACTCCAACATCTGTAGGGTGAGCAAAGGTCTTCACAATTCGAAAATGACTTATCAAACCTTCAATGTTAAACGCTTTTAATTGTTCTCTTCGAACTCCATAGCAGACAATCATACCAGGGTCTAAAGCAGACACTTCATCAAGAGTAACCGGAGTTTCTTCATTGATAATTTCAGGATATAGACCAGGATAAAAATTATCTAAAAGCTGAGATATTTGTAATATCTCATAAATGTTTACACCATGAAGCTCTTCGAGTGTATATCCTTCTTGCATTGCCATTTGTAACAAATCTTCAGATTTATAGTATTGTTCAGGAAATAAAGGGTTGAAAGTTTTGGTGAGATCTAAAAGTGATGGATTAAGAATATGTATTTTTCGTAGATTATCATCATAGGGAACATACCCATAATTAGTACTTTGAAGTCTACGATATTCACAAATAGGATAAGAAGATAGGCTAATATCTTTTTTGAATACTAAAGCTGCTAACGCCACTGCTTCTATAGAAGATCTGGGGTGAATCCTTTTCACTAATTCTATGGGAATACTTAAACCATTAATATAAGATATATCGATATATTGATTTAGACTGGTATAATTTAATGGTTCTTCTGGTGACACTTCATCAATTGTGACAGGATTCCCCAATATCAAACTATTGACAATATTATGAATAGTTGAATTTTGAGTGAAATTATTTAACAGTTGATAAATCTTATCAGGTCCGGATTTCAGAAGACGAACACATTGAGCCATTTCCTCCATCGTTGTATGAACTTTAGTTTGAAATCCATTCTCTTGACAAATTTTAAACAACACACATGTATTTAGTTTAGCTGGGTTGTCTGGTGTTTGGGCTCCACATTCGAAATCAGGATCTATTTCATCCAAATCCACAGAAAAACTTTTGTCAAATTTTTGTAAAAATCGAAGAGAATCAAAAAGTTTGTTCTTAGTCCAAAGTAACTTTCTATCATTATTAATATAAGATGTTAAAATCCTTAACTGTTGAAGCCTCAATGGAGGTTTTATAGTTATTGGTTGAAGTTTATCTATATAATTAACTATTTCCACTCTATATTTTTCTCTAATCACTCCTTTCTGATATCCCACCCTATGAGCATCCAAAATTTCTTCTAAAACGCAGAGAGGTGTATCCATGTCTACTTTCCCCACAATATTTAATCGAGATAGAACAATCTCTTCCTCCATTTTATTTTTTCTACAAAATCCTATAGGGCATTGAACTACAGGCGTATCACAGATAATTTTTGACCAAGACTAAAAATATGAAATAGATTAAGAGAACATCAGAATTGAACTCTTTGCCCACACAATTCTATCTTTTTTCGTTTGGAGCAAATGATGAAGTAAATTTAGCCAAACATTTATATGGTAAATTGACTCAACCAGTAGACAAAAAAGGAATAAATCTAATAAAAGCCCATACTTCTCCTGCTTTTCTACCAGGTTATCTAAGAAGCTTTTTTGGTTATTCAGAAAAATGGCAAGGTAGTGTGGGTACATTAATTAAAACGAATAAATGTGGTGATGGAACATATGGATTAATAACAAAAATTACTAAAGATAGAAATAGCAATTTTTTCGTTGGTAAAAGACAAGCCAATCTAAAAAATTTATGTAAAGTAGAAAATATCGATGGAGGAATGTATGTTTTTTGTCAAGTAACTAAACTGAATGGTGTACCAGTTTATGCTTTTATAGGATGTATCGACCAATTCAAAAATAATATCCTTCCATCAAAAAATTATCTGAATGCGGTGGGTCAAATTCTAGAAAGATCCTTTCCTAATACTAAAGAAATTCATATACCTATACGTATGGGAGAAAAGAAAAAAATTATTTGCACTTATCATTATCATCCATCAAAAAGATAAAGTGAGACAATAAAGTTTGATTGGAAGTTGATATTCAAGAAACAACTATCTTTTTTCATAATCTTGATGTTGGAAGAAACAAATCATCGAACAACTATCTTTTCATGAAGTTGTTCTTGAAAAAACAAATCATCGAACAATTATCTTTTTCTTCAACTTGATCTTGGAGAAACAAATCATCGAACAATTATCTTTTTCTTCAACTTGATGTTGGAGAAACAAATCACTGAACAATTATCTTTTTTCTTCAACTTGATCTTGGAGAAACAAATCACTGAACAATTATCTTTTTCTTCAACTTGATGTTGGAGAAACAAATCACTGAACAATTATCTTTTTCTTCAACTTGATGTTGGAGAAAAAAAAGAACAACAACCATTATTTTTTTCATGAACTTGATGTTG